CTCGGGCACTTTCTCACCCACTACCGAGATGAATTCTTCCAGCCCGATAAGAGAAGCGCCGCCCAGATCTTCACCTGGAAACTGAAGCATGACGCGGACCTGGCGATCTATGCCCGGATCAACGACATCACCCTGTCGATGAGTGCTGTAGACCATCTAGACCTCCCGCCGGTGACCTCCACAGTTGTGCCTGTCGATCTTCCAGCGCCTGCCAGGCGCGCGTACAAGCAGCTCGGCGAACAGATGCTCTTGGCCTTGCCCCATGGCCTGGTAGACGCGAAGAACGCGGCAGGCCTATCGAACAAGCTCATGCAGCTTGCCTCCGGGAGCCTCTACACAGAGCAGGGCACTGCAGAGCTGATCCACGGTGCGAAGATCGAGGCCTTGGGCGAACTGATCGAAGCCGCAAACGGTAGCCCCGTTATGGTGGCCTACTGGTTCAAGTCCGACCTGGCACGTCTGCTCGAAGCCTTCCCACAGGCGCGCGAGCTCTCAGACGCGGCTTCGATGAGGGACTGGAACGCCGGGCGTATCCCTGTTGGCCTGATCCACCCAGCCTCAGCTGGCCACGGTCTGAACCTGCAGGAAGGTGGCCACCATCTGGTCTGGTATACGACTCCCTGGAGCCTCGAACTGTATCAACAGACTAACGCGCGTTTAGCCCGTCAAGGCCAGCGTTTCCCCGTGTCTATCCACCACCTTATTGCCCGTTCAACGATTGACGAGCGAGTTATCAAAGCCCTTGAGACCAAAGACGTAACCCAGTCTGCCCTCATCGATGCGGTGAAGGCGGAGCTGTTTAAAACCATCCATCCATCCAGCGCGAAGGAGTTCTAAACATGATCGAACACTCTTGCCCTATCACCGGTGAACCTATCAAACGCCATGAGACAGTCAGCCGGAGCGCCTGCGCGCGGCTGGTCACTCTAGTATCTGATTTGCCGTCTCTCATGGAGGACGCGACCTATTCCCTGACAACACACCGGGCGGGAGGCGGTGGAGGCACGGCAGCCTCTAAGCCGCCGCTCAGCCTTGCTCTCTTGGAAGAGATCGGCGAGATGCGCGACGCTGTAGATGCCTGGGCCGTGGCCACGCGAAACTACGCTCTGCCGCCCGTGCCTTACAAGACGGGCGACTGGTACCAGGCCCGGCGGATCTTCCAGGTCAGCGCCCCACATCTGCGGAACTGGGATGAAGCGCCTCAGATGATTGACGAACTGACCTACGCCCTCCACCGGATCGAGCTTCTCACAAGCCCGGCACGCTCACAGCGCCGATATGTAGGCCCATGCCCGGAGTGTGGTGTGGATGTGACAGTCCGCCCGGAGGCTGAGGAGGCCGTCTGCCACGAGTGTGGAACCAGGTTCGACGTGGGCGATGCGCTCGCACAGCTCTACGCTAACCTCGCGCAGCTGTGGTTGCCCCGTGAGCAGGCCAGGCGGGCGGCCGAGATGGTCTCCGGCCAGATGATCCCGCAGGGCACGCTGAAAACCTGGATCGCGCGCGAAAAAATTAAACCAAGGCAGGAAGGCAAAGGACCAGCACTTTACCGCGTTGGTGCGATCACGAGGTTGCTTGCGTTGAAAGCGTGAACCCTGCTAATATGGTAATGGCGTTAAAAGTGTGCCTAGCAGAGATGCTCAACCATTAGCGCCAGCGCCCTTTCAAGTAGTAGTAAACGCCCGGTAGATAGCCACGCTACCGGGCTTTTGCTATGCCCGCGCCTTTTCCGAAAGGAGGCCACGGTGCCCAGACGCGAAGGACCAAAAACCACCCGGCTGAAGAAAGAACGCCGAGACCGGATGCACGAAGCCCTCGGCCTCCGCCTCTCCGGCTACCCATACCGCGCCATCGCCAAAGCGATGAAAATCAGCGTGGCCACCTCGCACAAATACGTTGAGGACGCGCTGAAGGACATCACACGCGACCGGGCAGAAGAAGTCCTCGACTTAGAGCTGCACCGCTGCGACGAGCTTCTAGCCGTCGCCTACGAGAAGGCCGTCCGAGGCGATCTTTTCGCCATGGATCGCTGCCTCGCCATCATGACCAAGATTGAGAAGTTGCACGGCGTGGAATCACCCAAGGCCGCCGACGAAGCCAAGGAGACGTACGACATGCTCACGCAGCTGCTCTCAAACTCCATCAAGGCCGCAGCCGCAACACCTGACTAAGGAGGGCAGCGAGCGTGTCCCTATCGCCGAAGCAAATTCACGCCTGGCAAGACATGCTCAACCCTGCTTTTAAATTCATCCTCATGGACGGAGCCATCCGCTCCGGGAAAACCTTTTCAAGCCTTCTCGCCTTCCTGCACTGGATCCCACAAGCACCCAAAGGCCACCTCGCCATCATCGGCAAGACGCGAACAACCATCCAGCGAAACGTTCTCGACGTGATCGAGATGCTGGCACCCGGAGCGCTGGGCCGCCACTCCACCCGCTCGGATACCGCCGTCATCATGGGCCGCCGAGTCCAGCTCATCGGCGCGAACGACGCAGCCGCAGAAAACAAAGTCCGAGGCGTGACACTCGCGGGTGCCTACGTCGACGAAGCAACGCTGCTCCCTGAGCCGTTCTTCATCCAGCTACGCGGCCGCCTGAGCGTGCCCGGTGCGAAGCTGATCGCGACCACCAACCCTGACAGCCCGAGCCACTGGCTTAAAACCGGCTTCATCGACCGGATCCCGCGCCCCGGCAACACTGAGGCGCAGATTAGGGAACGTGGCCAAGAGCCCCTAGTTGACTGGGCGTTCCATCATTTCACAATGGACGACAACCCCGGCCTAGAGCCTGAGTACATCGAGAGCGTGAAACGCGAGTTCACCGGCCTTTGGTATCGGCGCTTCATCCAGGGCGAATGGGTGAGCGCGGAAGGCGCTGTCTATGACATGTGGGACCCAGCCGCCCACGTGGTCCCCTGGCAGAACCTGCCGATGATGACTGATTGTTACGCGGTGGGCGTTGACTACGGAACCCAGAACCCCACAGCCGGGCTGATACTCGCCCACGGTGAAGACGACATCCTCTACCTCGTGGATGAGTACCGGATCGACCGCACGAACCGAGGACACGGCACATGGACCGACGCGCAACAATCCGATGGACTTCTCACCTGGCTAAAGACGAAAGAGCACGCGCCGAATATGGACTTAGTGCCTGGCCGTATCATCGTCGACCCAGCCGCCGCGAGCTTCAAAGTTCAACTCCGCCAGGATGGCGCGTGGGGACTCACCGACGCAGATAACGATGTGTTGTACGGTATCCGCCTCATGGCCAGCCTCTTGGCCTCAGGAAGCCTGAAAATCTCAGACAGATGCAGCGGCCTTATCGGCGAGATACCCGGCTACAGCTGGGACTCTAAAGCCCAGCTGCAAGGCCACGACAAACCAATCAAGACAGCTGACCACAGCCTCGACGCAGCGCGCTACGCACTGGCCACAACAGAGCGCAAATGGCGCGCGAGAGTCGACCACAGACGCTATAAGACCTAGGAGGACTGAATGCCACTCCCTGACCACAATACGCCGTGGCCGCCAGCAGGCTACCAGGCCCTCTTGGACGATATGAAAACCTGGGAGGCTTGGTGGATCGGCAACCCTCAGAAGCTGTGGAGCCTCTACCGCAGCGACTCTGAAGTACAAGCACGCCACCGCCGCAACGTCTCCGGCTTCGTGGGCCGCTTCTTTTGGGGCCGCAACCGTGGCACCGCCTCGAACGGCGGACCATCGCGCGGAGACCTCCACATCCCTATTGCTTCCGACATCTGCGCAACCTCCGCAGACTTGCTCTACTCCACGCCTCCGCGAATCACAGCCATTAACGAAGCGACCTCGAACCAGATCGAACGATACAAGGATGACGGCCTGTTAGAGGCCCTCATCACCGGAGCTGAGACAGCTGCGGCCCTGGGCGGCCGCTACACCCGCGTAACCTGGGATCCCGCGATCCTCTCGCGCCCGTTCCTGAGCGTGGTTGACGCTGACGCAGCACTGCCTGAGTTCCGCTGGGGCCGCCTTGTGGCCGTCACGTTCTGGACCGATCTAGCATCCGACGGCTCGCACTTCATCCGACACCTTGAACGCCACGAGCTAGACGCGGCCGGTAACGGCGTGATCCTGCACGGCCTCTACGAAGGCAGCTCCACCAACCTGGGCCGCCTGATCCCGCTCACCGAGCACCCGTCTACCGCTCCCCTAGCGATGCTGGTCAACGACCAGGCCGAGCTGAACGTCCCGCGCACACCTGGCCTGAACGTGGTTTACACGCCGAACATGACACCGCAGCGCAGGTGGCGACACCACCCGCAAGGGCGCTACATGGGCCGCTCCGACCTGGAAGGATCCGAGCAGCTTTTCGACGCACTGGACGAAACCTATAGCGCGTGGATGCGAGACGTTCGCCTCGCTAAAGCGCGGATCATCGTTGATCGCTCGATGTTGGAAACACCCGGCGGCAAAAGCGATGAAGGCGCTCCGGCGTTCGACCTGGATCGAGAAGTGTTCACGCCACTAGACGGTATCGGATCATTCAAGGACGGCGGAAGCGTGGAGCCGCAACAGTTCCAGATCAGGTGGCAAGAACACCAACAGACCGCGCTAGACCTGACGCGCCAGATCATCCGAAACGCCCGCTACTCCACGGCCACTTTCGGCGATGTTCAAGACACGGACATTACCGCAACCGAGGTCCGAGCACGCCAGGAGACAACGGAAACAACCCGCGCGCGCAAGATCCGCTGCGAAAAACCCGCAGTGCAGGCCCTCTTGGTGAAGATGCTACGAACAGACCGAGCGCTATTCAACGCCCCTGGCCTGGATGAAACGGATATCTCGGTGGACTTCCCACAGCTCCACCAGGCGACCGTCGCAGACAATGCACAGACGGTGGCCACGCTGCGAGGTGTCGAGGCCCTCAGCCTCCAGACCAGCGTGGAGCTTGCACATCCTGACTGGGATGACACTCAGATCCAGGAGGAAGTCACACGCCTGCAGCGTGAGCATCCGCTCTCATCGCCCGATGACTGGAGGCCGTTCAACTCTTGACGTAGCCGGAAGGGAGACTATCAGCCTTGCTAGACCCTTCCGACTACTCGAACAACCTCGCCCAGACCGTCTCGGACCTGGTCGCCCAAATCGAGATGCGCCTAATTTGGGAGATCGCGCGGGACGTGAACAGAGGCCTGGGAGGCGGCAGCCGGTACGAGGTCGATATGACGGCCCGTTACGGTGCGCTTTATGCCCGCCTGCAGCGCCAGCTCGGCAAGCCTTGGCAAAACGTCCTCACCACCGTGCAGGCGGCCCTGGATAAGGCAGCCGAAGCAGGCCAAGGCATGGCTGAGCGAGACCTCGCGGGCCGCCTGGCTAACCACCCGGAAACGCTCGGCGTGCCCGTCACGAACGTTCGCGCTCTCGAAGTGATCGCCTCCGACCTGCACCGAGTCCTCGCAGACCTGCCCGCCCTAGCACTGCGTAACGCTTTCGACAGTTACCAACAGATCATCTCCACGCCAGCCGCCCTGAACGCGACGGGAGTCCTCACCCGCCGCAAAGCGACGCAAGATGCACTGAACGGCTTCGCGGCACGCGGAATCGACGGCTTCACCGATAAGGCAGGCCGCACCTGGCATATCGACACATACGCCGAGATGGCCACACGCACCGGAGCCGCCCACGCACTCCGGACGGCATACGAGGGTGAACTGATCGCCCGAGGTGAAGATCTGGTCATAGTCACCGGCAACACGTACACCTGCAGGCTGTGCGCGCCCTGGCAAGATAAGGTCCTCTCACTCACCGGGCTGTATCCAGCCGGGACGCACCGCCTGCCCTCAGCTGTGGGCGATGGTTATGTGACCGTCCACGTGGCCGGAACGATGGAGGAAGCCAGAGCCGCAGGCCTGCACCACCCGAACTGCACGCACAGCGAAGGCCTCTACCTGCCAGGTTCGACAGTGGTTGAGCCGGGCACGATGGGCGTTAGGGACGCGGAAACCTACGACGCGAGCCAGAGACAGCGAGCCCTAGAACGCGAGATCCGCAAGCACAAGCGCCTACTGGTCGCAGCGATCACTGGCGAAGCCGAAAGCAAAGCCAGGGCGGCTATCCGAGGCTACCAAGCACAGATACGTGAGCTACTGGCCGAGCACCCCAAGCTGCAGCGAAAGTCCTACCGCGAAGCCGTTCCGAAGCCTTCGGGCTTCCACACATGGACGCGAGTCGCAGGGCTGAAGAAACCGCCCAAGGGTGTCGCAGGGCCGAAGCCCTCCGGCTCCCGCGCAGTAGGGCCAAAGAAGCCGCTCAAGGGCATTGGCCCAAGACCAGGCCCATACGACCTGCTCCACTACTACGGGAAGCCCGAGCTTCGCGCAGACCTCATCGCACGAGCAAAGCGCATGGAGACACTAAAAAGTGATCTTAGCCGCCTCAAAGACTCCCTGGGGCGCTGGATGCCAGACCAGATACTCGACCACCACGAAATTGACTTCCTCGAAAGGTTTGAGCGCCTAGACGAACTCGCTGAGTGGATACCGCGCGCTCCCCTGATCCCCGGTAAGGGCCGTAAGCCCACAAACGATTTCGTCTGGCCAGGGCTGGGAGATGAGATCTGCGAGCTTAAATCAACCGAAGCCACGAAGAAGTCAGTTTTCAGACGAATCAAAGGATCTGTGAAAAGCGCGCTTGACAGCGACGTGACTAAAGATTTCTTCGTTGTGGATCTCGGAAAACGGAAACTCACACCAAAGCTGTATAAGCAGCTAACCACGTACAACGTAGGTAAGGACACTTACCGGATCCGGAGATTGTGGGTTATGGCCGAAAACGGCGCTGTCTTTGAAGAGATCCCCTTGGAATAGAAAACGCCGGGCCTTCAGCCCCCGCTTTCTGACGGGCTTTTATTTCGAGCCTCGCGGGGGGTACCAACCCGGCACCCCCAAGCCTATCAAACCAATCTACGAAAGGCAATCCCCTCATGAACGAGCAGACCACCACGGAAGAAACCACCGAGGAAACCAAGGCAACCACTCCCGAGCCTGACACCAAGGCCGAAGAGACCAAGGCAGCGGCTGAGGACACCACCGACGGCCTGCCTTCCGATCCGGAGCAGCTGCGCAAGATGATTAAAGACCTGCGCAAGGAAGCCGCTAAGGATCGCGTGGCCGGTAAGGAAAAGGCGGCTGACGAAGCCCGCCGAGCCGTCCTCGACGAAATCAGTAAGGCTCTCGGGCTGTCTAAGAGCGACGAAGCGCCTGAACTGACCGTAGAGCAGCTGACCGCAGAGCTGGCCGAGAGCAAGGCCGCCGGGCACGCCTCAGCCTTGGAACTGGCGGTCTACAAGGCCGCAGGTGACCTGGCCGATCCGGCCCGGCTGCTCGACTCACAGAGCTTCCACACCGCGCTCAAAGACGTTGACCTCACGGACGCTGAGGCCGTCAAGAACGCCATCACAACCTTCACCAAGGACCACCCACACTTCGCCAAGACCCAGGCGGTCTCCGGCGCTTCGGCCATCGACAAGCCCGCCGGGAGCGGGACGGAAAAGCCGAAAAATCTCCAAGACGCTATTGCCCTGCGCTTTAGCTGACCACACACCCAGAGAAAGGACCGCCTAAATGGCAGCTATCACTCTTGATGAGTCCAAGAAGAACACTACCGACGATATCGACCTCCAGGTGATCGACGAATTCCGCAAGGAGTCCGCGATCCTTGACTCCCTGATCTTTGACACCGCCGTTAACCCGGCTGGCGGAGGCGCGACGCTCACCTACGGGTACCGCCGTCTCAAGACCGAAGCAACCGCTGCAACCCGCGCCTACAACGCGGAATACGCAGACCAGAACGTAACCACCGAAGCCAAGACCGTGACGCTGGCCGTCATGGGCGGCTCTTTCTCGGTTGACCGCGTTCTCGCCTCGCTCGGCCCCGCCGCTTCCGGAAGCGTCGCTCTGAACATGGCTCAGAAGATCAAGTCAACCCGAGCCAAGTTCCAGGATCTGGTTATCAACGGCGACGTGTCCAAGGACGCGAACGGCTTTGACGGCCTCGATAAGGCACTCACCGGTTCCTCGACCGAATACGGCAAGGATAAGGTCACTGACTGGACCGATCTGGACACCAACGGCGCGGCCTTCAAGGCCCTTGACGCACTCGACGAATTCCTGTCGATGCTCGACGGAACGCCCACCGTGCTGGTCGGTAATAAGCAGGCTCTGGCTCGCGTTCGCGCCGCCGCCCGCCGCGCCGGAATGTACACCAAGAACCCCATGGAAGGCCTGCTCGGCCCGAACGGCCGTCCGATCAACCGTGAGATGTATGGCGACATCATCCTGGTTGACGCAGGCGATATGGCAGGCTCTTCGGAGCAGATCATCAAGGTCACCGATCACCAGGTTGCTGGCAAGAACGCAAACGGCCTGACCGACCTGTACGCATACCGCGTCGCCCTCGACGGCTTCCACGGCGTTGCAACCACTACCGGCCACCTGGTCCGCCAGTACCTGCCCGACTTCACCACACCCGGCGCTGTCAAGCGCGGCGAGGTCGAACTCGGCCCTGTGGCCGTCGCTCTGAAGTCCACCAAGGCAGCCGCCGTGTTCCGTAACATCAAGGTTCGGTGATTACTTTGCGTATTCAAACACCCGTTGCAGGCTTTACCGGCGAGGTCGTAGGAGTCAGCTTCGTTGACGGCTTCGGCGAAACCGAGGACGAGAACGCCATCGCCTACTTCATCCGCCAGGGCTTCGGTCTGGACGGCTCCACCCCTGAAGGCGCTGAACCCGAGGCCGAGGCTGAGGCTGAGGTCGAACCCGAGGTCGAACCCGAGTTCGAGGACTAACCCAGACTAGGCGAGGCCCTCCGAGGCGGAGGGGATCCGGAGGGCTTCGCCGCCCATGGAAGGGAGGCCAGCGTGGCCGATGAAACGCCAAACCTTGCCGAGTACACCACTTGGTGCACGCTGGAAGGCCGAAAAGAGCCAACGGCTACCGCCGCCCGGCTCATCAAGAGCGCGGCCCGGCTGGTCGAGTCCTACCTGCGATGCTGCACGCGACGAGGCAGCGCGGGCGAAGCTGAGGCGATCCGCGACGCGATCTACATGCAGGTGGCTTTCTGGGAAGAAAACCAGCTCTCGCCCGGAGCGGAAGCCTTGAAGGCCACCCAGGTCACGCAAGCCTCGCTCATGGGCGCGTCAGTCCATTACGCGGGAGCAGAAAAGGCCGCCCAGGCACGCTGGGAAGCCTCTCAGGTGCTCTGCTTCGAGGCACGCCTGACTCTCGGGCTCGCGGGAATTCACCTCGCACAGCCGGAGGTGATCGGATGAACATTCTGAAAATCTTCGGCGAGCACACGATCACCGCCTGGCAGACGATCCAGACGGCATACGGCCCGCAGAAAGGCCCCGAGTGGCTGATCCAGGGCTGCATGGTGGTGGAAGAAAACAAGCTGGTTCGAGACTCGAACGGTGCTGAAATCGTCTCCACCGCCCAGGCAGCAATACCACCCGAAGCCAGGCAGGACTTGGAGCCGGGAACGATGGTGCGACTGCCGTCCGGTAGGGAGACAACCGTCATCTCGGTGGAGAGCGTCGAACCTCTCTCGCTTCCGCTTCCGCGCTTCGTGCGTCTAAACCTCGCGTGAGCCGCTTATGGGAATCATCATCAAGAGCACCTGGCGAAGCGAGCTAGTCAAGGCCCGTTCGCGCGAGAGCGCCCAGGCCGGAGTCATCCGAGCCGCCGAGCACCTGCGAACCCAGGCGGTCCGCCAGGCACCGGTAGATGAAGGGGACCTCCGTAGGAGCGCCTCGGCTGTGAACCTCAGCGGCCTTGGCCTGATCCAGGCAGCTGTCACGTTCAACCGGCCCTACGCGGTTCGCCAGCACGAGGAATTAGGCTACCGCCACCCCAAGGGCGGCAAGGCCAAGTATTTAGAGGATCCGATGAACTCCGAAGCACAAACCATGCTGAAGATCATCTCCGCAACCATCGCGAGGGGAGGCTGAACATGATCGTTGAAGTCATCGACGCGGTGTGCCAGCACCTCTCCCAGGCTGGGATCTTCTACTACCCAGGCGCAACAGCCACCTACAAGCCGGGAGCGGGCCAGGTGCCCGTCACGGCAAAGAGACTACCCGCACCATGGGACACCGCCGCCGCTGTGAACGTTTACAGCCAGGCCCTACCCTTACCGGGCAGCGACACAGTCACTGTGAATGTGCAGCTGCACGTTCGTGCATCTCCCACGGCTGACATCCTCGCAGACCGAGCAGTGGAGGCTTTGCACGGCGTTCACGCCGCCCAGTGGGGAAGCCTCCGCGTGGATCGTTGCGTCCACCTGCACACCGCCCAGCTCGGAGCGGATGAAAAAGGCCTCGACCATCGCACAGACAACTTTCAATTAATCTTCCACACGAAAGGATAACCACCTATGGGATCCGAACTGTCAGCAACCACATCGCCCACAGAACCCACGCAGTACGGCTTTTCGTATGAATACGGCGTGGACATCAAGATCAGCAACGAATGGAAGCCGATTCGCTTCATTTCATCGGTGAACCCCACGGTATCGCCCAAGGAAGTTGACGCGGCCACCTACGACGATAACGGAGCAGATCACCCCGTCCGAGTCGGTGAAACCCCGTCGCTGTCTTTCTACGTGCAGATGCACCGACTCGCGTCCGGCAAGTTCCTGCCCGAGGTCGAGGCACTTCTCGCTGCAACCCGCCCCGATGCGGTGGGCAGCCTCGGCGCTGTCCAGGTGCGTTACTACGATAAGCCGGTTAAGGGTAAGCCGAACCCTGACGAAGCCTACGAGCTGATCGCCACGGTCAGTGCTGAGCGCGCCTCCACCGCTAACTCCGAGCTGGGAGGCTGGAACTTCACTCTGAACGGCCAGGGCTCGCGTATCAAGATCACGAACCCCGCGCCCACCAACCCCGCCTGACCACCACCGCACACCGCCCGCCTCTGAACAGTTCTCCCAGAGGCGGGGGGGCGCGCATACAGCCCGCTCCCTCGAACGGCACCTCCCCCCAC